GTCATACGGAGACTCATACGCGGGCTTCTTGCTGGCTGCATAAGCAGCCAACTCTTCAGCTGTAGCGCCACCACGACCACCTCGGCCAGAACCACCCATAGGTTTTGGTGCGGAAACTTTTGGGGCTGTAGGGCGTGTACGGGGGATGTCCGCTGCGCGTTCGAGCGGAGCTTCTTCCATGTCACCAGCAGAGCTAGAAACTGGGGAAGCTACCGCGCCTTCGGTTTTAGCCTCTGGAGCAGCTGATTCCCCGCCTTTGTCACGAGACGCCATATACGCGAGGCCCGCCAACGTAGCGAGTCCAGCCAAATCTTTTTTACGTGCCATGGTAGTCCTCTCACTTCTTCTTAGACATGCCGCCGCCACACATGGCGATCATTTTGCCCTTGGTTTTACCCTTGGACTCGACGCCACCGCCTTTGGCCATACTAGCGTGAGCCTTGGATGCGGGGGCTGCGGCGTGTGCCTTCAATGAAGTAGCGATGCCACCCTTGGCCATCTTGTGGATGCCTTCAGCTTTCTCGCCTTTTTGGTACATCTTTGGGCTAATAGCCTTGATCTTCATTTCTTTGGCTTCTTCAGCCTTAGTCTCTTTGCCCATAAATGGGGGAAGTTTTTTTGTAGCCATAGTGGTACCACCTTTTTTGAAGAGAGCCGATTTGCCGTGGAGGGCTTCGGGTTTGTTTACTTTTTGGAGATCGGCGCGGGAATCTGAACCCTTGCCAAACTTCAAGCCTTTGCTTTTTTCACTGAATTCCTTGGCCACATTTTGAGGCACGCCAGCCTTTTTAGCAAACGCTGGGTTGTGCGCTGCGGCATCCATGAACTTCTTTTGTTTTTCACTTGTTGCTGGCATGTTTGTTCTCCATAAGGCGGTCCAATTTTTCATCCAAGCGATCAAGCCGGTCCAAGACGCGGTTAATGTCGGCGTGGACTTCTGTTTTGGTGACGTACTCTTTGGCGACTTCTTCGCGGGTACGGTTGAGGAGGATTTGGACGCGTTTAAGTTCATCTGATTTGTCTTTCAAAACCCACCCTAACATACCTAGTCCTGCCGATAAAACTATGTTCCAAACGAGCGTATCCATATCAACACTTCCAACGAGCTAAAGATGCAGCCTTGCGAGTAGCCTTGCCCTTCTCGTCTTTCATTGGGCCGGGCATACCCGACATGCGCGCGCAGAACGAGTCCTTACGCTTGCCGCCTTGGGGTTGTGGGGCCTTCAAGTTGCTGCCAGTAGCAGCGTTGTACTTGGCACGGCCCTTGGCTGTCAAACCCGCGCCCTTAGACGCTGGGAGTTTCTCGCCACGGCCAACCGCCAACGATGGAGTCTTCTTAGTTGCCATTTACAACCTTCAGTTTGGGGGTGCAGTGCTGGGCCAACAGGGGCTGCAACACGTCTTCGTTGAAGTCACGAGTGAACTTCTCTTGGCCAACGTGAGGCAAGCTGATTGAAGGGTCGAGGTAAACCGTGAAGCCTTCTTTGGCGGCACGGTCACAGAAGAGGTAGTCTTCGCCGTAGTACTCGTTCTCCATGATGCCAAGATCAAAGATAGCGTGGTCAGTACGTTCGTTGACGTTGTTGTAGTAGCCCCATTCTGGGTGCTTATCGCGCAGGGTCTCAAGGACGTGGCGCTGGATCATCATAAAGCCTGTGCCGATGCGCTTCACACGCATCATGCCGTTGGCGTCAAACTCCAAAGCGCCATCACCATCCAAGTAGTAGTCCAAGAAGAACTTGCGGTCCATGCCGCGACGTGGATAAATGCCAGCTGTAATGTCTTTGTCTAGACTCAACGCCATGAGGCGCAGAACTGCGTCGGCATTGATTACAACGTCTGCGTCAACAAACAACAATGTGTCTGCGTCGGACGCCAGAAAGTCTGCAACAAGAGCGTTGCGAGCCTTCGTAATAAGGGAGCACCCCGAAAGGTGCGTGAGGTAAAGCTTAACCCCCAAGTGACCCACCTGAACGGCGAGGTTGGACAAGGCAAAAGCCGAATCAATGTTCAGCTTGCCATCGTAGGCTGGAATGCAAATCATCAATTTGCGGCCAGCTAGGTTAATGCTCTTCTCTGTATCAGCCATAACACACCGCGATCGCGCTTACGTTTGTGCCCGCAAAGTAAATCCCGTTTTTAGCGAGGATACCTTCACCGGGAATCAAGATTTGGAACGGCTGCACAGCAGTAGAAAACTTCCACTGATACAAAACAGTACCAGAGGCCGCAGTGTTGTCGTAGAGCGTAAAGGTGCCAGCAGTGCCGGTACCGATAAACACAATCGACTTCAAACGCACGCGACCGGTAGCAAGCTGGCCATCAGCGGTTGCATAGGCTGACTTTACGTCATATTGCATCGTCATATTGATTCTCCTTAAAAACAGGGGGCCGAAGCCCCCGAAGACCAATTAGGCGATACGAGAGAACACGTAGGCTGTTGGGCTAGAGAACATGATGCGGAAGCAGCCAACACCTGTCACGCCAGATGGAACTGTCAACAAACCTGCGCCAGCAGCTGAGCCAGCGGCAGCGGCAGCGGACAAGATACCGTTGGTAGCCACGGCAACAGTCACTGTGTTAGCGCCAGCGGTGTTGTCGATGAACAAGTCAAGAACGGTACCTTGGGTAGCGCCAAGCTGAGCGCCCAACAAAGTGCCTGTAGGCAAAGTGATGGTGGTAGCAGCTGCTGAGGTAGAAGTGATGTAGCCGGTTGCAACTTGAGCTGCGGTAGCCGTTGCTGTTGCGTTGATAGCGTTAACAGCTGAAGAGACTTGGTGACCGCCGATGAAACCGTTTTGGGAGACAACTGGGCCGTTAAATGTAGTGCGTGCCATGATTTTTTCCTTCATGCGAATTGGGCGTATCTGTCTGCATGAACGTCAGCCGGGACTGTCAGATACACCGGGGACCCCGGGATGGTGTGAATATACACCCAAAAAGAACAAAAGAAAAGGGGCCGAAGCCCCTTTTCTTAGTTGGCTTAGTTAGAGCCAGAGCTACCCCAGATACCCAGAGCATCAGACCAGCCGAAGCTGTAACGCTCGCGGGCCTTGTAACGCACGTTACCGGTGTCGAAGTCGCCGTCCATGCTGTTTTGCAGCGGAGTACGCACGAAGTGCTTCAAACCGTTAGGCACGTCAGTTGTCAAGAACCAAGCGTTGTTGTCGGTCAAGAAGTTGTTAACGGTGTAGCCTTCTGGCACAGAACCGTTGTTCTTGATCGCGTTGATGTCGTTGTCAGCTGTACCAACGCGGAGGCTGGTTTCCAACAAACGAGTAGCAACGAACTGGAGCGCTGGAGGCACAACCATTTTCTTTGGCTTAGCGGCGATCAACAGACCACGTTCATCAGTCCAAGCAGCGATTTGAATCACGGCGGCTTCCAAAGAAGTCTCGTTCAAGTCAGCTTGAGTAGATGGAGTGTTGGCGTTGGTGCCACCAGAAACCAGAGGGTGGTTAACCAAAGCGCTAGAGCTGTTGTAACCGAACAATGACACACCGTCACCGCCCAAGTAGCCACCGTTGAAGCCGTTGTTCAACACGGCTGCGGCTTTAACTTGCTTGGTGTAAGCCATGGCGCGAGCCAAAGACTTGGTGTAGCGGGCAGACAAGCTGTCGTACAAGTTATCTTCAACAGCTTCTTCAGTGATGGAGAAACCGAGAGCGATAGTCTCGTGGTTGTAGCGAGTCGACCATGCTTCTTGTGCATTGTCATAAGAGATTGCAGAGCCTTCGTTCTTCACTGGAGCAGCGGAGAAACCAGACAACTTAACTTCTTCTTCAAAGCTACGCTCTGAAGTTTCGGTTTCGTACACCTCTTTGTGTTGCTCACCGTAGCGAGCATATTCCATGCCGAACAAAGCGTTCAAGCCGGGGAGCAGTTCTTTAAGTAACTGTGCGCGTGAAATAGCCATGATTTACTCCTTAAACACCAGTGGTGTTGTTGTATTGGTGAGTGTTGATCTTCACCAACAACTCGGTGTAAACACCGGCGGAAGTGGCAGTCTCAGGAACAACGTCGATAACGCGCAATGGAATGGTTGCAGTAGTACCAGAACCAGTCAATGTCACAGCAAAAGCTGAGTTGCCAGTAGTAGTAGAACCTGCGTTCAACACCAAAGCCACGTTAGAACCAACGTCAGCGCGGCTCGCGGTGCCCATAGTTGTACCAGAGGTAACAACGGCCACTTTGAACAAAGCTTGCTGGTCATCCACAACATAGGCGTAAGCCAAGTTTGTAGAAGTCGAAGCAGCTGCGGGGATGTACTGACCTTGAACGGTTTGACCATTCGAGTTCACGTATTGACCGCCCAAGCAAACGCCGACGATAGCGCCGCTGTTTGTTGCAGTTGATTTAATCAAATAACCATCACTGTTGATTTGCACGGTATCACCATTAAAAACGGCGGTAGCGAAGCCAGCAGCGATTGGGATTTGGCGGATTGCACCAGCGTAGGGTTTGCCATCAAGTGAATTGATGGGCTCTAAGCCATAAGGTGCCGAAACGGTAGGGTATGCCATTTAGGACTCCAAAATTTAAGAACCAGAACCGAAAGTAACCTTCGACTTCTTGTCCGAGAACAAGGGCATACGAGGATCACTTTCTCGAAGGAAATTGTTGTCCACGGATTCCATTTGAGACTTGCTTTGATTAGCGTAATACGCTGCTCGTTGTTCCAAGAACTCTGATGGGATGCGGCAGAGCAACAAACCACCCACCTCAATGTTGCCTTTAAAGCGACCTTCGGTAGTAGCGTGCATCATGAGCTCAGGATAATCCTCTGCTTTGCAGGGTTCGTATCCTTCGCGAAGCTTCGAAGAAATATTTGATGGGTCGGCTGTACCCAAAGTACTGATTCGAATCCAGCGATGAGTCCAGCCGGAGCGGGCATCAGGGCTAGGCAGAGTCTCGGGCGGACGCCACGCAGTTGCGCGTTGCGACACCGTACGATCTTCCAATTTACGATCCAGTCGGTTTTGTTTAGTACCGTTTTCCATCATTCACCTCTCTTCAGCAAAGCAACCTGTTTAGCATATTGTTCAATTGGAACCCCAAGACGGCGAGCGATCGCTGCTTCGGATGCCTTCAAACGAATACGATTAGGCGGGGTGCTACGTGAGGCCGGAGCCACAACAGTAGCGGATTTTGTTGCACGGCGGGGAGTTTCCTCTTCAGCCGGTTCTGACGTCTTTCGTGGAGGCGTTTCGTCATCCTCATAGCTCTGAGCATCTTCAAAATGTTCAGGAAATCGTTTGCGCATCGTTTTGTCGATGGTTTGGAAGTACTCTTCACTTCCTACATAGCTTGAACCATACTCCTTTGCAAGCTTCTTGTCAAGCCCCATAGCAGTCATAGTCATTTCTTCATCAACGCCCCACCAATCAGAATTGGAGTTAACCCATTTCTGAGTACGTGGACTCATCTTGGGTTGGTCGTCTTGAACGGCTTGTGCGGGTTTGAAGTCATCCTTCTCTTCCACCTCGATCGGCTTCATGCCTTGAGCTTTATCCAGCTTCAGCATGGCGCGGGCAATGTCGGCTTGGGCATCAGCCTGAGCGTCAATGTCCCCTGCTTCGATCGCATCACGGTACGCTTTCTTGGCGGAACCCAGCTCAATATCAGCGGTCGACTTTGACTGCTCAATATAGGCTTGGCTACCGGTAGCAAGCTGCTGTTGGAGGCGTTTGTTTTCTTCGAAGACTTGCTTAGCGTAGGTCTCAGCGGCCTGACGCTCACGCAGAGCTTCTTCTTTTGCGCGGCGCTCATCGTGGTACCCACGGGTGAACTTCTTGATACGCGCTTGTACCTTCTCGTCATATGAGTTCAACTCATCTTCTGTTGGGTCTTCAGGGGGTGGCGCGGCTTTGCGGCCACGGTCCTCTACAGGCGTATCGTCTTCAATCTCTACTTCAAACTTAGCGTCTTCAGCAGCAGCTTTTTTAGCTTCCTTTTCATCAGGAAACTCAAATTCGTCTTTAAAGTCAGCCATTTTTAACTCCTATTAAGCAACACGGCCAATACCGCGCGGGTCTTCCACAACTGCTTCAACCGAGTCATCGTTGATGATGCGGAATTCACGGCCATGAATCTTCAGGCGGGTGCCTGAATTCGGGCGGACGATGACAAAGTCACCTTCCTTGCATGACGCGCCGGATGGGAAACGAGTCTCATCTTTGTACGCGTCAGGGCCAAGTTTCACTACGAACAGCACAGAAGTCAGGACTTCTTCGTGATACATAGCTTGGCTAGATTTGATGATGCCTACTTCACTGTCGGCGTACTCTTCCATAGCCTCGGGGACTACACAAAGTACGTGAAAGCGCTTGGGTTCAGGCAGTTGCTTTGCCTTATCCTCTACGGGTTTGTTCAACAGACCGGATAGGTCAATTGCCCCCGCCAAATTAAGTTCACTCATCAGATTGCTCCATTCGTTGCACAAGGTCTTTGACAATGGTTTCTGCGTGAGTCAGACCTCGGATGACCCCACAGACGTGACGATACTCGTCAAACGTTTTAGCACCTCCTCCAGAGAGGAAGGAATTCTGGTCGCCACGGAGTTTGTCGATCTCCTTGGCGATGTAAGCAAGCACTCGGCTGTTGTCCAACTATTACTCCTTCTTGTCGCGCGGCGCGCGGTTTTGTGAAGCTTTCTGCATAGCCATCTGAGCGCGGTGTTTGGCGGCGTCGATGCCAATGCGTGTACCTTCAAGCTCTTGCATCTTGTTGAGCTTGTCCTTGGCGGCTGCGGCAGTAGCCCCAACCTGCATAGCGGCGATTTCTTTCTGGGCCATGATGCGAGACTTCTCGATCTCCAGCTGGTCGGCCTTGGCAGCAGCGTCGAGCTGTTGCTTCTGAGCTTTGAGCTGCAACTCCTGCATCTTGATCTGGAGTTCTTGCTGTTGCATTTGTACAACAGGGTCCTGAGCTTGCTGTTCGGCTTGTTGGGCTGCGGCTTGCTGCTTGTTCTGCTGGAGAAGCTGCTGCGAGGCTTGTGCGGCCATCATCGCAATCTGGTCGGCTTGCTCTGTAGTCAGGTGCTTCTGGTTCTCTTCGCTCGGCAAGACCATACCCATCTGCGCCTCGATCTGCTTGCGGTACTCAAACGCGACGTGCTCATTGATGTGAGCCATCATCGCTGCCTGAATAGCCTGAGCTTGTGGGTTCTGACCAACGATCTGCATGATCTTGGGGTCCTGCATCGCTGCCATGTGCACACCTAAGTGAGCTTGGTGATTCTGCTCCATGAACGCTTTCACGGGCTTACCGGTCAACAGGTTCTGGTTCTCCTGCACTGGGTCGGTCGGCGTAGCGTCCTCTTCCACTGGCACGAGCTTGCTGGCGTTCTTGATGCCCAACACCTCGATCATCTGGCGGTGAAGAAGGGGCAAGTTATACAACTGCGGTGCACTCTGAGCCAACTGCAACACTGCTTGGTACTGCACGACTTTTTGGGCCATGGTAGCTGCGTTGGGGTCGGACACAGGGATAACGTCCACCATGTCGTAGTCGGCGCGCTTGATGGAGCGGCTACCTTCTTCTGGCTCATACGCGTAATCTTCTGGTGTGTAGTCGGCAATGATGACTTTGAGGAGTTTGAATTCCTGCTTCATCGCGTAGTGCAGGCGGGCCTGAACCGCGCTCATCACTTTCAACGTGCGTTCCAACAAGGCAAGAGTCGTGCCCACAGGAGCATTAGCGCTCATGTCGCTCACACTCATATCGCCAGAAGACGCGAATGAACGGCCTTCTTGGACGATCTGGTTGAACAGAGCGAACAGAACCTGTGATGGCTCCTTGTATGGCAGAGGCAGGATGTTGTCGCGGATTGAACCTGATGGGACGTCTACGTCGCGGAACTCACCCGGTTGGATTGGAGTGTCATCGCCTTTAATTCGCAAGCCGCGAGACTTAAGACCCCCCGGGAGGTTGGACAAGGTACCAGCATCGACGAGCTGACGAATGAGCATTGTGGCGCTCTTCGCATAACCCCCGATGAGGTGAATGAGTCCGTAGCCGTAAAAACCGAACCCCGGAATGTATTGGTAATGCACAAAGTGCTGGCGCTTGAGTTTGAGCGGATCATCTTCGTACCAATTCCTGCGGATAGCCAAGATTTTACGCGTGCCCTTCTCGATTGTCACTACGTAAGGCAGAGCAATGCCTGTCTCCTCGCCATCCTCCATGTCCTCGAAACCTTCGAGGTCCAACATGACGTGCATCTCCAAGAGGCGGTAGCGGTCGTCCTGAATAGCAGACATGCCATTCTCTTCAGCCTTCTGCTTCTCGATGTCGTCCAACTCAACCACTGGGTCGCCCAAGTCACAGTCAAGATAGAAACCTGCATGTTGCAGTTTTTTCAGCTCGTTCTCAGTCTTACGCATCACATGAGTAACGCGCTCTGAGTCTTCAATATTAGATGCGCCGTATGGGACGACGATGTCTTCAGCGGGAATGAACGTAGCAACTTGGCGACCTTTCGATGGGTCGTAGTACACCTTCTTGAACGCGGAACCTGCCAATGGCAGAGACCACAACATCTTCTCGTGCTCGCTGCGGTACTCAGTCATCACCTCGGTGAGCTGGTAGTTCATGTCTTCGCGGACGCGCGCGGCGGCTTCTTCTCGGAGTACGTCAATAGCTCCAACGATCTGAGTCTTGACAGGTCCCATAGCTGGGAACGTCTCCATCATGGACTCGGACTGGAAGCGAACAACGCTCTCGGTCAGCATGGGGTGGAACACACCGCAAGCACCTTGCCATGGCTCGGTACGGTCTTCGTACTTCAGGCCCAACAGCTTGATACCGTCGACGTACGTCTGAATCCAGTCGCGTCGGTCGCCAGTGTCTTTGTCGAAGTCTTCAACCAAGTCCATACCCAGAGTGCTGAGCACGCTGTCATCCATGAACTCGGCCAAGTTGGCATCAAAGTCGTCGGCAGTGCCTTCTTTAGATTGGTCCTCGGTCGCTTCCTCATCAAGAGGTTCGAGCTCCAATTCAATTTCCAAGTCTGGCTGCTCGGCCAAATCAGAGAGGCCCATGGGCGCTGCGTATAAACCTTTTTCCATCTTGTGTCCTTACACTGTGTAGTACCGCTCTTTATTGCGGCTTCGGAACCATTGAATATCCTCGGGCTCGTCTGATGGCAGACGTAAGAACCCACCTGCGCGGAAACGCATTAAGGCAAGTGTCGTCGCGTCAACCAAGTCATCGTGTTCGCCTGATGGGAACGCCGCAATCTCGTCCACGAGCTCTTCAGCCCAACGAGTCTTGGGAACCCAAACTTTCCCAGACGCAATTATGTCCGAGACTGAGTTCAAACGGGCAATTTTGTCTTGCCCTTTCGACGGGGTGTACTCCATCACTGGGATACCCATGGCTCGCAACTCATAGATGAGCGGCGCGCCGGTCGCCTTCTTCTCGATCAACAGCCCATCGGGCTCGAACATGTTGTACTCCTTGAGCACGTCGCGCTTCAGGTCCACCCACTCCACACGCTTCTTATATGTGTTCAGGAG